GTTGAAGCTGGATTTACACAGCTCATTTTGAATGTTCACGCCAACGATCTTTGATTGAATCATTGAATTAAGGAAGAGTGGAAAGTTTCTCGCCATTGCGGCCACGAGAGTTAAGATGTGGAGGAATGAAAATGCCAGTCAAAGGGTCAACCAGACTGAAGCGATCGCTATTGGTTTTCATCTCTTTGGTTTTCGCATGGTACGGAGCGATCACGTGTTTAATCCGAGTAAGCGCTGCATCGACGTCAGGTACCAGTTTGTTTCGGCCTGCCACAATGAGGACCTTCGGAGGTCCAAAAATCATGGCGGCCACACGGTTTCCAACCGCATCGATGTTGACCAGTTTTCCATCAAGCGTAATCGCGTTCGTTCCCGTGATCGGCATCGGGAACTTGTAGATCCTCCACTGCTTCGACTTGGGATGGACGAGCTCAAAGTAGCCATCGAGATAGGCAGCCTGTCCCACGACACGAATCTCCCACCCGCAATTCGACCAGAGTAGATCGGCACTCAAGAATGCCTGACGACCTGCGGCCCACATGTCCTCTCCGGCGGTGAACTTGTAGGTGTACTCGTACTCGCGGCCTGATCCCTTCGCGATACCTTTCACTTCGGCCGTTGAATCTTTGGCCGGGGGCTGGACGAGCTTCTGGGCCTCGAGCAGCGCAGTCAGGAGCTGATCTACGTCCTTGCTTTCAGAGACAATGTTCGGGCAGCCACGGAAGAGCGACGTGGGCAAATTTGGGAGATGATCAACGACGTTATCCATTTTTCACCTCCACCTTGAAATGGTCGACTAGTGCGACGCCTTCGACTATCTCGCCAGCCTTGATCGCTCTCTTGAGCTCGTCTTTGCGAGGCTCCGGATCCTTGTAGCGCTGGAACTTCTCAGGCAGATCGAGCGTGTTCAAGTTGGGATCGATCTCGAGCCTGGTCGACTTCCGCAGCGCGAGCGCATACGGGCCGGCCGAGATCTTCTTGCGTGGGCCCTCGCCGAATTTCTCGACGACTGCGCGCAGGCGCCTGAATGCCCATGATCCGCGGGTGGCGAGCAGCTGCTCAGCCTCGCGGATCCGCTTTTTCTCCAGGTCGAGCTTCGCGTGAACCCCGTTGACGTCGTCGATGAACCGACAGAGTGCCTCGGTCGTGTCTTCGAGCTGGTCGCTCTGGAGATCTTCGAGCCATCTCGCCACCTCCGTCTCCTCCCCCTCCATGGCCTGGTACTCCTCCTCTATGGCCTCGGAGAGCTTGTGTAGCCCAAACAGCTTCGTTTTCACTTCATCTCGTACAGTGTCGATGTTTGCTGACATTTTCGAACCTCCTTGGATGTCAGTACCATTCGCGTTTACGGTTGTCAACCTTTTCTTTTCCGCTTCTCCTCGGCCTCGAAGGCGGCAATCGCTCCGGCCGTCTCCTGGGTCCCCACGATCCCATCCCGAAACAGCCTCTCAGTGTAGCCCTTGGAGAGCCGCTTCACAGCCAGCTCGAACGTGGCTGGATTCATCTCCGCGCCAATTGCCCGGCGGCCTTCCTGGGCGGCGGCGAGTAGGGTGGTGCCGGAGCCGGCGTGCGTGTCCACAATCAAGTCGTCAGGCTTGGAGTAGTCGCGGACAATGGCGCACATGAGATCCAGCGGCTTGGCTCCACTGATCCCAGGTACGCTCACGGTGTTGGCCTCGTAGCTTCCTGGAAGGCAGCCCCACGTCGAGAACTCACGTGTTTTCGGACGCGCCACCATGAAGTAGATTGCCCATGAGGAGGGCCCGTCTCCGAGTAGCCGAGGTCGCTTCTGGTGAATGATCACGGGGGCGAAGTCGTAACGTCCTTGCTTGCGATAGGATTGCCGATGGGGTCCGATCAGGAAATCATCGGTCATGAACCCCATCCAACCGCGACACCTCGGGACCCATGAATCGATCAGAATATCGACGGATCCTTCTGTCATGGGCTCGTATTTGATCCGCTGCCGTGTCTGCTGGCCTGTTGCCGTACGCACCTGCTGCTCGCCAGCATTCCATCCCTTGTGTGTTGCCTCGCTGTAGGGTGGATCTCCGATCACCGCATCGCACTCCGTCACGTCCTGCAGCACGTCTTGCCAGCGACCTTGACGTAACGTCATCCGGCCGCAAGGGGAGATCCACTCAGTCACTAGCACCCTCATCCTTCGCATGGACCTCCTTGATCTTCCCTTCTGCCCATCTCTTGAGGCCCTTGAGCTCGCGGCTGATGGACTGATCTCGGGCGAGGGTCAGCATTCCCTCGAGCCTGCCGACCATCTCGTGATAGGCCATCGAGTAGCCGATCCGTGATTCTTCACAGTGAGTTCCGTATTTTGGGATCATGGTCTACTCCTTGCGTTCTTCTCGTTTCGGCACCTTCACTTCCGCCCCGGCCACCTCGGACCGCATCCGCTGTCGCTCCTCTTCACCGTCAGCCATCTCACGCAGCTCCTCGGCGATCTGCTCTAGGCGCGTGGCTTCTGGGATGGCCATGTCGCGAGCGATTCGCTTGAGGTCGAGGGCGGCGCTGCGGAGTCGTGGTGGGGTGGGGATCATGATTCATTCTCCAGGTGTGCCGCCACTTCGCGGCCGAGGGGGGTGAGACGATAGTATCCCACGTATCCTTCACAGTCGTCGTGGGGCGCGACCTCGGCGAGCCCAAGGCTGACAAGCTCATCGATCCCAGGCTCATCCCTGATCCATTCGTAGACGAGCCGCCGGGTGACCTTGTCCGCCTCCGGGCTGAGATTCGCTGCTATCTCCTGGGGGCTGCGGTCATCCATATTTCCTCTTGATGTCCTCGATGGCGATCTTCTCAAGGTCGCGTCTGTTGAAGGCCATTCTCCACTCGTGGGCTCGCTGGAGCACGTGAGGGATTGCGTCTAGCAGCGTCGTCTCGGGTGGCAGCACGTTGCCCTCGGTGTCGTCCCATGTCATCGCGTGTGGGAGCACGGGTTTGGGGATGCGGTAGTCGCTGATGGGAAACGGGCACCGCGCGGCGTCGAGTGTCGCCTGTAGTAGCGTGTACATATCCTCGATGAGCATCTCACAGCGGTAGACTTTGAGGTGCGCGAATGCTTCTGTTTCCCTCAGAGACTCAATGACTCTCACGAGGTCCTCACGGGAATGCTTTGGGTCGGCGGGTGTCGTCAATGCGTCAAGGACCGCAAGTACATCGACGGGGCTCTCCTGGGGGTCGGTCATGGGGTCACTCATGGAGGACTCGCAGTTCCGTGCTGTATGGCGCACGTGAAGGGTGGCGCGGAAATCCTGCCTTCGTGATGCCGAGAGTATGTGTCACCCAGGGCTTGAGCAGCCAGAGCACGGCCCTTCCCCGACGCTTCGCATATGTCGGGAGGTTTCCCCACGCTAGGACGATGAGGTCCGTATGGGCCGCCTCGTGCACGATGGTCTTATCATTCTCTGGGCCAACGGGGTCCGCCATCTTCTTGAGCCCCTTTGGGTCCGTCGTCCTGGCCGCGTAGAGATTTACGACGGACATGAAGGTGCAATACCAGCGCTGGGAAAAGCCGATACACTTCCGGATGGTCGCGTCGTCTTTCGTGTCCGTCGCAGTGCTCGGATTCAGCATCACCCAGAGCACGCGCTTTCTTGGTCGCACACTCGGCGTCGTGATGATGCGGCTAAGCGTATAGCGGTACTCCGGGCTCTCCTGGGGTGTCATGGCTGCACCTCTCTTTCCACGGGGCGGCCTTCGTCGTCCACGCCGTAGTCGAACCCAAGCTCCCAGATGATGCGCTCGACAGGTGAGAGTCCGGATAGTTGCTGTTTGTACCTATCCTCCAAGACCGCGCGTTCCACAGGGCCGTCAACAAATCGGATGCGGGGTGTCATGGCTGTGGGTCCTCGTGGGTCAACTCGCAGACGACCCGACGCGAGCTGAAGTTCTGACACTCCCGCCAAACTCCGAGCGTCTCATTGAAGTATTCGACATGTGCGCGGCTGGTCATGATCTGCCCGCAGTCCGTGGTGACGGTGGAAGGGTCGACTCTGTAGCGGCGTCTGTTGAGTGTGAGCGTCTTCATTGTCTCTGTCCTCCCCACCGGGCCGCAGCCCGGAGTCAGATGCTAACTGCGTCAACAAACTCAACTTCGAAGTCACTGCACTCACGGTTATCTGGCGCACACCACTCCTCGTATGCCGCCTTCTTGGCTCTCTTGAGGGCGTCCTCGTTGCTGGATGCAAGGCACACCCAGTCACCACTGACCGCACAGTTTGCTGGGTATCGAGTGGCCAAAAAGTGCCCATCCTCAAAATCGCTGAGGTCGAAGCTGTAAAGGAATGTGGTGGTGGTCTCTGTCTGTGTTGTGTCCATGATCAGAGTATCCCATAGACTAGACTGTATGTCTAGTACTTTCGTCCACTTTTTCACATTTTTTTTCACACGGCTGGTCCCACATTGGCGGCGTCACCGCACCACGGGTGAGTCCATGGATCTGCGCGATCTGGGTTGGCGTCGGTCTATTGCGTCCTACGACCCAGTGGGAGACCATTCCGCGAGACAGGCCCATTCTGCGAGCTAGCCAGGCCCATGTACGATCCTCCCTATCGAGCCACGCAGCGAGGGATTGGATTCCGAGATTGATGTGATCGCCCATATCGATAGTGTACCCCAGACTAGACTAATCGTCCAGCGATTATTCCAGATTGCCTCAAATCGCCCCAATTCATACGATCGCAAATAGCGCCTACCTCAAAAGGGATATTTTACGCAATCGCCGCCGAAAACGGATGCACAGGAGCCACGGAGAGCGGTTTTCGGACATGTCGCAGAGGAATGTGCCTGGATGAATTGGACGTCGCAGAGACCGTGTAGCGCGGCGTGTTGACAAGTGTCTATTGTCAAGCGTATACCTATCGTCATGGCCAAACGCTCCAAGATGACTCCGACCCAGCTCAAGATATGGCGCTTTGTCCGCGGTTTCCAGAAGCGCAAGGGCTACCCGCCCAGGGGCGCGGTTGTCGCCGAGAAGTTCTCGATGAGCCGCCAGGGGGCTGACGCCATTCTTGGGAGGCTGGTCACTGGGGGCCACATGCGCAAGGTGGAGGATGTGGGGTGCTGGTTGGCCTTGGAGGGGGAGTGATGAGAAAAGTGAACACGTTCGAAGCCTGGTTCGTCATCCTACTGCTCGTGATAGCTGCCGCTTCGGCTGCGCTGTCAATCCATTGCACGCGCCAATGGCAGGAAGGTGTGTGCATCGAGGTCAACGGTGAGCTGCAGTGTGTGAGAATTCCATGACAAAAGGATACTGTCATCATCTAGACGAAGAGGAGATCATCCATTACGAGGTCAAGGGCGATGGTTACTGTCCTGTTTGCGTGCGAGAGGACAAGATCATCAAACTAGAACGCGAGATCCTGGCCCTCTATCGTGACAACGCCAACTTACGCGAGCAACTTCTGAAGCACGCTTGTCCCAACGAGGAGGCGTGTTCCCTATGAAACGCTGGATCCTCGACACAATGGAACGCCTCGGCCGATGGCTGCTCCGCCAGGTTTGCAAGCGCCGGGGGCATCGGTGGATGATTATCAGGGATGGGCTGTTCTCACGGGATCGCCATTGTCGAAGGTGTGGCGACGATGATCATGGTCCGCCGCCGCCTGGCTTCAATTGCCGCTGCCATCCTTACAGCTCATTCGAGATCAGCTCACCAAGAGATAGCTGTGTGAACCTGGATCCGATATGAAACGATGTGATGTTTGTGGATGCAAAATGTGCTATGGCGGCAAGTCTTATCGGTTCGACATGGACGGCGAATTCTTCGTGGACATGGACGTATGCTATGAGTGCACCGACAGATTCAGCGCAGTGCCGATGCTCGAAAGCGAAGGGCTGACGATGCAGATACCGCTGACTTGGAGGTATGGGTGAAACGCCGCGATCTATTCAAGCTCTTCGCTTCAGCCCCGGCCGCGTGGTGCGTGAGTAAGCTGGGGCTTGAGCACCTCGGGGGACCGAAGATGTGTCAGAGCTTGGCCGAGCTTGAGGCTGATGGATTTCGGACGTCATCACTCACCGCCGAGCAAATGATCGAGATCATCCGGCACGAACTCGAACGGCTATGGTATCGGGGGATCGACCACGGTCACATCGTGGAGTGCGAATTTCGGATGCTTCCGGCCGCGAAGATTCAAGACGTGAAGATCACGATGCGATTCTGACCTCAGCCTCGAGCTCGATGACGTTCGGGCTGGCAATGATGTCCTCGGGGCGGATGACGGCTTCTGCATTGCAGCGACAGTTGATGGGCTCTCCTGGGTGCCCGTCGCTCGGAGGACTCGACCACTGGAACTCCACACCCTCCCGATCCGCGTGCTCGTCTCGGACACTATCATCGAGCTGAGTGCGCCAGATGTAGGACTTGATCCCCGCGTTCGCCTGGCGCAGTTCTGTCAGCCGGCCGTTGAGCTTCCCGATCTGATCGCGGGCGATCACCTTAGATCGTCCTTCGACCGTCCCGAAATTCAGGGGGAGCCCCTGCTTCTGCCACCTCTTCGCCAGTTTGGCGGGATCTTGATTCAGGGCCTTGGCCGTTTCGATCTCCCTGCGGATCCTCGGGATCGCCGTGTCCCTCACCGACTTGATCAGCTTGGTGCCATCTCGGACGAATTCCTTGACCCCAAGCGGGCCGAACTGTTCCACGATGACGACCGAGGCTCTGGGGGGTGGGGGCTGGGCTTTCCTGGCAATCGGGCGGGCAATGACTCCAAGGGCTGCCCCGATCGAGGCATAGAACAGCCGGGAATGTCGGGTGTTCACGGCCGCAGCGATCGCCGCCATTTCCTTTTCGATGTCCTCGTCTGAATACTCCTGATCCACGTCGCGCTGCATCGCTCGGAGGGCCGACCGTTCATTCCCCCGGGCGATTGCCGGGATCAGGATCTTCTCGGTCGACCGCCGCAGGACTTTGTCCACCCCTGCGATGTATCGCCGGAGCCTACCCGCGTCGCCTTTTGGGAATTCTTGGCGCAGGCCGGGCCCGGGACGGCGGCGCTGATCAAGCCTCCGGTCCATACCCCTGCCCAAGTTCCTCGGCAACCTCCTCCCAATTGAATCTAAATCGGCCATTGGGCATTTTGAAGCTGCGGATCTGTCCTTTCTTGGCCATCTTGATCACCGTCGAAGGTGCGCAGCCCAGACGCTCGGCCACTTCCGATGCTTGGAGAAGGGACACGCCTTTGGGTATATCCCTCACGATCTGGTAGTTATCGGTCTCCTCCTCGGCCGGCGCCTCTGTTTCGCCTTCTGGTGTGGGCTGGGCCGTCGCAGGCTCGACGGTTTCGGGAGCCTTCGCGGCCTCCTCCTCGGTCAGCTCGATGTCCCCCGTTTCCCCATCGATGAATCGGGCCCGGCGGATCTCCTGTGCTCCGAGTGCCCCCATCAGCCAATAGACATTGTCCGCCTGTGCATTGGCAGTCCGGATCTCTGATTGCTCCTTCTCGTTTAGTTGCCACAAGGGCTTGTAGTCGATCGTCCACTTTGTGGGGACGGACATGCCAGCGCGTTTCCACATCGCGAAGATGATCTCTAGGATCCGGTTGATCGGCGCCGTCAGGATCTTTCTTTGCTGAGCCCTGACGTAGTCGAACCAAGCCCGGGTCTCCCCTGCATTCTCTCCCGTGTTCAAACCTCCCGGCGTCTCTCCGAGCAAGATCGATCGAGGCATGTCCGTCTCACTGACCAGATCGTCGAGGCTTCTTTCGAGGAGGGCCACGAGTCCCGATAGGTTCCCGATCGGCTTCTCGCTGAAAGTGTCGTTCTTGTCGAACACGAGCATGTGCAACGTGTCCATGGCCTCGCGGATCGTGGCGAAGTATTCCTCGGCGTTCTTCTTGGCCGCCTTTCCCTGCTTCAGAACCTTGCGAAGCCCCTCCATCCCGTACATAAACATCGACAGGTGCAGGATGATGTGCTCGGTGCTCTTCCGGTTCGTCCCCAGTCGCTTCAGGGTCGAGTAGACTCGTTGCAAGACCGAAGGACCCCAGCCGTTCGTCTTGATCAGCGAATACTCGTTGATCTTCATTCCATCGAAACGGATCGCCCTGGAGCTATGGAGCTGTCTCGGTTCCCCTCGACCCCACGAGACGAAGATGTCGTAGTGCTTCGGATTCGCGAAGCTCCGAGATCCAAGCCCCGGTTCCCAGATCCGTGGAAACGCCCATCTTCTATCGATGACGTTCACGCTGGAGATCCCGGTGATGTTCTTCATGTCGAGCGGGGCCTCGAACGGTCGACCGTCGTTGATCGCGAGCACGGTCAGGGCACCCCCGTACAGACGGCCCCATCTCCACGTATCCCCGAGGGCGGTCATCACTTCGAGGTCCTCGAGAGTCGAGTCGAGTCGCTCTTCGTCAAATTCCTCGTTCGCGTCTTTGATGATGAAATCCTCACGAGTGGCGTCATCGGGAAGCCGGTCAATGATCCGGGCGGCCAGAGCGTTCTCCTCATAGAGCGCATCTAGCTCTGCATCGGACAATCGGCCCCGGGTCTGATAGGCGGTCTGGCTGGTCTTGTCGCTCGTGGTGCCAAGCAGAGTCTGGGCGTTTGCCCAGTCGTCGGCCGTGTATGCTTTCGGTGGTCGTGGCATCGTCTACGGTCCTTTCGCCCAGTACACCTCGAGTCCGGGATCCTTGTCGGGCTCTTCGTCGAGCAGGAGCCTAGTACATCCCCAGACCATGGCGTCCATGCGGTCGGGGGACTTGCGTCCCGGCTCCCATGTGGTCAGCTGCGTCTCGAGCTCCTCGAGCTTCCCAACGTGGTGAACTCGCCTCGCCTCGGTTGCGGTGGCGATCGGCTCGGCCCTAGCTTTCTTACCCTGGCTCGCGTGGACAGCCTCGAAGGTGAACGCCCGATCTCCCGCGGCTGCTTGAATGTTCCGCTTCACGAGCGCCCCGCCTTGATTCACCTCTCCGACGATCTCGGCCTCCCCCACGATTTCGAGCCATCGGAAGTAGGCATCGAGAGCAATGTCTGCCCATTGTGCCGGGGTGTAACTTCCGGTGAGGTCCTCGAGGATGTAGAGCTCCCCGTGGATGCATCGGCCCACGACGACGATCCCCGTCTCTGATACCTTGTCCGGATCTTCGATCTCGTCGGGATCGGTGACTGCTGGGTCGATGGCAATGACAACCATCTCCAGCTCGGGATGATCGGCGACCCGCAGCGCGTCGATTAGCTCCTGTGACCACAGGGCTCCTGGTGCGTCGTCGAGGACTTCTCCAAATCTTTCTTGGCGCTCAAACCGAGTGCCGCCGTATCTGCGTATGATGTAGTTGTAGAACTTCTCTGACAGGTTGGCCCGATTGTCGTCGGTGGACCCTCGGGTCGTGACCGTGTCGGGATCGTTCATGATGTCCTTGACGATCTTGTGACTCGTGGGGGTCGTTGTCGCGATCCCTCGACAAAGCCCCATGCGCAGGGAGTATTGGAAGTTTGCCCACACTTTCTCAGGCTCGGCATAGTGGGCGATCTCGTCGAGCCATCCCCAACCTGCATTCCCACCTCTCCAGGCGTCGGGATTGTCCCCGGTCAGGCAGAGTCCCTTGACCTTGTTCGGCCAGTGCAGCTCACCCGTGGATTTGCCCGGATACCAGACGGGACGGAAATCGGAAGGAGCAGCCTCGACGATCCCAGAGCCCCCCTCGATGACATACTTTCGCAGGTCGGAATAGGTCCGATCGCCGATCAGGATGATCCCACCCCCCAGCCAGTCGGGATGCCGGGCCACCTCGTGGGTGGCGCCAGTGCCGGTGCGCGTCTTGCCGAATCCGCGGCCGGCCAGGACGAGCCAGGTTCTCCATGATCCTGTGGGTAGCTGCTGCTCGGGCCGGGCCCAGATCCCCCAGTCGGTCGCGATTGCTTCGACCTCGCTCTCAGACAGCGAGTCGACGAGTCTGATGATGCTGTTGTTGTCCAGATCTGCGAGCGCTCTCAGGGGCGCTGAGAGCTTCTCAGAGGAAATCTCAAGCGTCATCACCGCCCCCCGGCTCGCCCTCGATCACCGTCCGGCCCAGGGCCAGAAGGAGCTTGCCTAGCAGGATCTCTCTTCCCCTCGGCTGCTCCTCGGCTTCGCCAGCTTCTCCGTCCACAATGGCATTCGGGTTGCGGCTGAAAAGCTTGTTGTGCCTGCGTTCGAGAAACCACTCCCGGGCCCGGACATCGGGCCGCCCGTCCTCGGTCCGGGCCTTCGTCACGTCATCCAGGATCCCGATCGCGCATTTTCCCTCGGCCTTCTCCAAGGCGAGAATCAGCTCGGCATAGAGGGTCAAGTCTTTCGGCTCCCGCTGACCTTCACTGAATTCCTGGAGCTCGCGCCGTCCGAATAGGACCCACTGCCGCCAGGTTCCGAACGGGATCCCCAAGGCTGCN